GTCAAGCTATCTACCGGGGCATTGCTACACTTTGTACCCGCTTTTGCTTTACTAAAACTCTGTCGTATAGTGCTAGTAAAGGCTTTTCCAGTAGTACTAATACCTGTAATCACATAATCTATATAAGCAGTATCAGCAGTCATACTAGAATGTTGATCAAAGTTTATATAGTCTAATCCAATTGTAGGAGTAGAGTCTGCAACTATACCAGATCCAGTAATGGTTGTAATTCTCCAAGATCCTGCAGTATAAGGGCTGCTATTATCTACAGGTAGATAGCTATTTCCTTGCTTTACTTTGATTATATTACCGCTACCAACATAATCTACATCAGCTACTGTACCATCAGTAAAAGCACTTATAGTATGCGCTTGATTACTTTGTTCAACAGTAATTTGCTCAGTGCCGTCATTAATTCTATATATAGTTAATGAATCAGATACGTCTCCTAAAGTACTAGTAATTAAGACATACCCTACTTGATTACCATAACTACTAGGATTAAACTGGTCTGGAGTTAATGTAACCGAGTCTCCACTAATAGTAGGCTGTATATTTCCCAGTAAAATTCCGTCTCTAGTATAAGCTTGCAGAGTGTATGTAGGTGTGCCTACAATATTATACAGTGAACTAGTTACAGTAATGCTACCAGTTGTGCTTGTAGCACTAGCGTCTTTATATACGAAGCTATTACCCGTGGAAGTTATTCTTAAATTAGGGGCATCACTACCTGCACTAGATTTTAATAAATTCCATACCTTTACTATGGTTACATTATTATAAGATGCTGAGAACCCTACATTACCAGCATCTTCTCCCAACGCACTAGCACTATAGACCCCGGTAGTAGGGTCTATAGTTGCGACTAGTCCGCCAGATGTAGTTCCAGGTATAATGGAATATACTGGCCCATTTCCTGTAACGTCTTGGCTCAAGTTAAATACTTTGAATACGCCTTGCGTAAGACTAAAGTTACCGCCACTGCCATCTGCATTGGTAGCTATTGCAGTGGGGTCATTAGTCAAGTAACCATGAACTGTTACATTTTCGTCGTATACCTCAGCAGTGAGTTCGCTACTTATAGTAAAAGTTGTTGGGTCAATGGCACTAATAAAAGCATATCTAACGTAATATCTAGTATTTGTATCTAACTCAGATATTGTTATTGACTGACTTAAGCCGTCAAAAGCCAAAGTACCTTCTGAGTTATTAGGATTGAATCCAGATACTTTAGAATACCATACTTTAATACCTACAAGATCATCTCTAACATCGTCAGTCCTGATAGGGTCATAAGGTGTATCTAATACTAGATACAAAGATTTTATGCCGGGATATAAATTTGCCGCCATATTTTTCCTTTATTGAATAGTTTTAATAACTATTGTGCCCAGAGCACTTTCTGTACTATAATTATTAGTATTGTCTACAGACCTACAGGCTACTCTGTACGTAATACCGGCTTCAGATATTCTTGGCATAGAAACGTCAAGTAAATTGAACCTTGCTACATCTAAACTTTGGATAACTAGAATGTTATTTGATACAGTATCTAATTCCCAAAAGTCTTCGGTACCAGTATCTTTATACAATCTGTATTCATAGGTTTTAAAATTACTTGGTTTGTTCAAAGTGTTAGTAGGCACAGCAGTAATATAAGTTCTATCCAGATCTAATATTAATGTTGGTACAGTATAATTATTAGAAGTTTTGCCTAGTACTGTAGCGTATACTGTTTCAGACCACGGACCTACTATTGAACCAGTACTATTCATATACCTAGCTCTAAACTTATATATGGTTAAAGTTTTTAATCCATGTAACGTAAAGCTACCTACTTCTTTATCAGTAATATAAGTTGAGGCCGGGCTAGTATCCTCAAACTCAGAATTACCTAAAACTACTTGTAACTGTACTTTTCTAGCTTCATCTGTAAGACCAGTCTCATTGCTATAACTTACTATAGTGGTATTTTGAAATATTCCATTAGATATTTCTTCACTTATAGCGGAATCACTGATAATACTAATAATATTAGGCGATTTTGTTATAGACTGCTTTATTATTTGAGTACTTCTGCCACTTATATTGGCATTAAACACTAATAATTCTGATAAATCAGCACTATATATCTCTGGAGAATAATCCATTAAAGTCAGTGTAGCACTTGTATTGCTTGATGACTCTATATTAATAACAATTAGCTCTTGTGTTTCTTTTCCGATCTCACCAAGCATAAATAAATTATCCGCTAATACGGCGGCACTTATTTGGGTAGTAGTTTCAATATAGTCATAATAGTCAGTTGCTTCTACATTACTTAAAGTGTATACTAACGAACTACCATCATTTAATCTAACACGTATTTGATATACCTTGTTAGACTCTAAAAGTACCGGCTCAGTTAAATTAAGGGAAGATACGCCAACTGATTTAATTCTGCCACTACCACTGCCCCACATAGGCACATCGTGGGTAACTCGTACTAAGTCACCCCTATTACAAACTAAGTATTCAAAATCTGTTTGTAATGTATATCTTTCTGGACGTAGCTTTATTTGTGCAAAGTGCCATCTTGCTAAAAACTCCGCCTGAGGCTTATTAGTTACACCAGGTAGGTTTAGCTCTTCGAATATTGTAGCATTATCTACATTATATCCATAGTTATATATAATAGTTTCATCGGCTTGATATGCTTTATCTCTATTATTGAAACTTACTCTAAAAGCGTGCGGTAGCCTTGGTAATATTTTAGTAGACTCAAAACCCCAACTATTATGTGGAGTAAAATACTGAGTTGGATACGCTCTTGGCTTGTCTACTATTATGGTCCATTTACCGTCTACATAATTAGGGCTTGCTAACCCTGCGGCACATATATCTTTTAATATGTCCAGTATGCTCTGAGTATTAGTTATTACACTATTGAATTCTAGTGGTGGATTATGATTTTCGCAAAAAGTATACCACTCCTGAATAGCAGATAAATTAACCTTTGAAGGTAATTCAGATTCTAAAATTCTATATGCATTTGCCGGATGAGTTAAAACATATAAGAATAAACTAGCAGGGTTACTAGTAGCTCGTTTCGGCAACCAAGTATTAGTATTTACATCCCACGTTTTATATATGGTTTGTACTACAGCATTTATACCATCTAAATTACCATTCGCTTTATTAGTGCTTTGAATTCTTATAGCAGTTTTAGCCAATTTAGTATTATTTGGTAAAACTTTAATAGGCGTTCTTGGTATACCGTCAGGATCTTTTTCTAGATCATACCCAGTTAATGAAAATAAATCCACTCTGAAATAGTTATGGGCATTAGTATCGCCTTCTACTATCTCTGCTGTGTCACTATTTGTGCGTCTAACTCTAATTTCATATCTATTTCTAGGTAAATCCTTAAGCCTGTATACAAAATTAAAAGCATCTTTACGTTTATTGTAAAATCCAGGCGCGCCAAATACTAATACAGTACTAGAGTTTGGAGTATTATTTAATCCACCATCTACTTGATACGTTACTCTACACGCTATACCTCTAGGCCCTCCAGTATTTGTGGCTGATAATCTAACACTATAGTATCCTTCATCTAAGTACACTAAGTTACTTACTGTCGAAGCGTAACCATCATTAGGTATCTCTAGTACTTGCTTATTATTAATAAACATTGTACCATAATTATCAGCAGACCCTTCTATTAAATAATACCCAGTATATGGAAAGTGTACACTATCTACAGAGGAAGAGAACATTACGTCACTTAATGGATTCCACACTCCGTAAGTATTTAGAAAGTCACACCAATTTCCTGAAGTTGTGTGTTCATTATTACCTGTTACCATTGCAAGACTATTAAATATCTCTACTTCTGTACCAGGCTCTGGTTGTATAGTGCTTTCTTTATTAGTAATAGTTCCAGCAGTAACTGTTATCTTAGTACCATATTGGATTGAGTTATCAATTAAACTATATAAGGTTAATACAAGTCCGTTTACATCGTACTTATCAGGAATATTACTTCTACTACCTTCTACATATGCACCATTATACATAGCAAAACCGTATAGCTTAATATAGGCTGGGGGAATAATAGGCTTTGCGGAATATATTTTATCTGTACCTAATAGGTAACCATAATTACCAGTACTATATGCTGTTTGTAATTCTGCACTAGGATCATTTAAACCGTTATCTGAGGCAGCACCTTCTAGGCAAACAATACCTCCGCCTGGTAATAAGCAAATAGCATACTGTTTCGTTAGCTTAATATTATTACCATTTAGGTTAATAGAAACATCAGTAAATACTTTAGTAAAATCGTTGCCGTATAACGTTCCACTACCGTTATATGCACCTAAAAAGTAATTATTAGTAGGTTGCCAGTCTTCTGAATCGCCAGGTTCAGAGTCATATTTACGTAATTGTATTTCAACGGCTGCCTGTGCTGTATTAATATTACCAGCCCCGTCCCCTTTAGTAACTATCTGACGCATACCTTCAGGACAAGCAAACGTAATTGCTAACTCCGTGGCAGGGTTTGATAATACCATATTTTGCCAAGGATTGCCGTCAGTAGTATTATTTACTAATTGTACTTGGTTAATTACTTGCTCAATATCTGTATTATAAATCTTGTCAAATTTAGTGGTATCTTCGACCTGATACCCGTTTAAAGTTTCCGGTTGAGGAATGTTTTGGGCAAACTCTTTGTCATAGTAGTTTTCTATAGCATTAATACCTACACGAATATCTTCAACGCTAAGAGGTCCGAAACCCCAAACTATTAGCATATTTAATAAAGTAGTATCCGGTAAAGTATCTACATAAGGAGTAGCTCCATGAACTCCTGTAATACGTACTTTTCCTAATACTACAGGTATGCTTCCAAATCTATTTACTTGATTACTCGATCCGCTGAATAGATTCAATGCTTTAGAAGTTCCTGGATCACCAGGTACTCTAATTGGTGCAATTGCATTAACTAAAGCTAGACCAACTGCGTTGGCTGCCATCACAGTACCTAAATAAGTTGCATAGGTACCAAAACTAGCTGTACCGGCTGCCATAGCTTGCACACCTTGAGCACCTACAGCCCATTGTCCTAACATTCCGGATACTACTACAACGGCTAGTGTTAATAGTAGTCTTTTAGTGTTTCCACCCTCTGCTAGTGTTTTATAAGTTACTTTTTGTCCTTCTAACAGTACTGTCGTATCCCACTTATCTTTAGGTACTGGGATACCGTCTATAGATATAATTGTTCTGGAAGCTAGTCTTGCGCTTATATTATATTTTTGTTTTATATAATTAGCTAAATCTTGAACAGTTGTGCCGGCCGCAGTCCAGTCACTTACTGTAGATGCTAGTAGTGGGTGAGGGGCCCCTACTACAGGTACTTGGATAGTATCGTTACAATACTTATAAAATCCTTGAAATCTCTTAGACCATTGAGGACTATCTAAGCTATCTATAACGGAATCTTTTCCCTCTCTGGCGTGTAAGAATTTGTTATCACCAACATATATTCCTACGTGAGAAGGTTCTCCGTATATATTAAATATACAAACATCTCCAGGTACTCCAGTAGTACTATGTATCCAGCTTTCTTTATATTTAGCTAGTAATTCTGGGACTTCTGGCGAGCTGCCGCTAGTATATAGTGTATCGTAGCTAGGTAAGTCTATTTGTAGTTCATTTTTATAAAATAGGCGCACTAATCCCCAGCAATCTATGCCATCCTCTTTACGCCCCAAATCTTTATAAGGTAACCCTATATATTTACTGTAATTCATCAGAATAATCCTGGAAAGTAGCTTGGTGTGAAACTATAGCAAGGGAAAGGTTCTCTAGCATAATCTATCATGGTTAAATCTAGAGAAATGGAATTAGCATTATATGTTGCTGTAGTTATATAAAAACCAGGAAAACTGGCTTCAATAGTATTTGGGCTTCCAGATAATACCAAGTCTATAGAAACCTCAGCAGGACCTGTTAGTTCCGTACGTATTAGTTCTATAGCTTCTGGTGTAACATAATTAAACACTAATGAGCAGTTACTTACTCCTGTATCTGGCTCGCCGGGTAGTTTTACTTCAATAGGCAAAAAGGTATATTCATGCCCACCAGATACTACCCCATAAATTACCTCATCATCAGTGGTTAAAGAAGGTAACCTCTGAGTAAAGCCATCACATAGACGCATTTTAATAGAAGTTCTATTGTTAGGATCTCTAATAGATATTAACATTAACAACATTTCATCAGTTTCTGATGAAAACATTGCTTTAATAGCTGAAGCTGATAAGGTACTTAATCTACTCATGGTAAAATTTCTAACTGTAAAGAAGCCGTCCAATATCCTGGAGCTAAATATTGAAGCTTATATAAGCTTCCACTTTGATTTATTGCACGAACTTCTACATCCTGTAGTGTGCGTGGGTGATTAAATTTAAATCTTTTAACACCTTGCAATTCAGTAAGTAGAAACGATTCTAAAGTCCCAGCCTGTTCGGTTGTTAGTATAAAATTAACATCCATAGTATTAGGACTTACACCACGTCTACGTTGCTTGGAAGGACCCAAATCAGGCTGGGACCTAATTATATTAAGTCCCAGTGATTCGGTATAACCTTTTTGAGGTACTTGTGGTAAGCTAATAGGCCATACACTAATTGTCATTATTATCTCCTTACAATTGCAGGTCTATGCCCAAAAGTACCACCAATAGCCTGCTGAGCGGCGCTACCAGATCTATTAATTTCGCCTGCTACCATTTCTCCAACAATTACTTCTATCTTACGATTTCCATTACTATCAGTAGTTTCCTTAGCGGTAGCTTTTTCTCCACTGTAGTTATTTACAACTACGGTGGTTTGTGCTTCTTGTTTAGTACCGCGAACACCTAAATTACCATTAGCATCACGCTTTAAAGGCATAATAGCTTCTGGTCCGGCTTCACCCATTAGCCCTGCACCATGTGCAAATTTGAACAACGTTGGGCTAGCTA